TGCTAGTGCATTGCCCGCAGTAAAAGGGCTAGGTGAAATGGCTGATAAAGAGCTTAACGAAATCGCTGACAAAGCAATGGAAGCATATGATGATCTAATGGACTTAGGTATGAATGTTGAAAGTCGATATGCTAGTAGAGTATTTGAAGTAGCAGGCGGCATGCTTAAAACATCGCTTGATGCTAAAGTTGCTAAGTTAGATAAAAAACTAAAAATGATTGACCTGCAACTTAAAAAAGAAAAAATGGACAAAGAAGGCGGAACTGGTGATGACGGCGTTATTTCTGGTGAAGGCTATATTATAACAGATCGTAATAGTTTACTTGAAAAACTTAAGAATATGGATAAATAATTTATAAGGACGGAAACATGTTTGAAAAATATCTAGCAGAAGCAAAAAAGATTTACGAGTTTAAAGTTGGAGTTGCAGGAGAATTACCTGACGGGTTTGCCGATTCAATTGAGACCGCGTTAAAGCGTTACAGTGTAGCGTCAATGAGCGCCGGAAAGAAAACACCAATTCAAGAACGTCCGCTAGATTTTCCACAGTTATCTAATTGTGAAGTTACATATTACGAAGTTGCATTAAACTATCCTACTACACCACAGGTATTAGAGGAATACATTCCAATGTGTTGCGGTATTGACAGAGCTAATGTAATTGTACGTAATGTAAACGACCCAATTGACAGCTATCAAGAAACAGGCGATGGTAGTCCATATGTATCTAAACTAGAAACATTAGAAATGGAACAAGCCGATCCAAAGGCACAAAATACTGTTGGTACAAACAGAGTAATGGATTTACTCAAAGAACTAGAAACTGCAAGAAAGGAACAAGAATATGATCCTATTGCAGAAGTAAAATCAGGAAATCAAAAAGATATTAGTGATAAAGAAAATTCAGTGTCACCGATAGGGAGCAAATAATATGGATATGAAAAAAATCTTACAAAATATGGACGCGGCAGCCGTCGGCAACAAACCTTTCAAAGGTGACGAAAATTATAACGATATGAAAAAGATCTTAGAAGGGTTGAACAAAGTAAATCAACAACCAACTAAGCAAGTTATTAATGAATCAGCATCAATGAATATTAGCATGACAGCAGATGACGCAAGTCAAGTTGGTGAACTAATGGCATTAATGCGTAATGCAGGTATGAATCCGCAACCAGTAGGAAATGCATTTATAGATAATCCAAACATCCCAGGACGTGACGATGTACCAGGAGACCAAGATCTAAAAGCAGGAGCACTTGGCTCTGCTGTAGGAGCAGGCTTAGGTGCAATGGCAGGCGGACCAATTGGCGCGGCAGTAGGCGGCGGCATTGGTTCAGCACTAACAAGCGATGATCATGACGATCCAAATATTCCAGGAAAAGATGATGTACCGGGTGACCAAGATCTACAAGCAGGAATGGGTGGATCATTAGCAGGCGGATTATTAGGCGGAGCGGCTGGACAAGTAGCAGGCGCACCAGCAAGTGCCGCATTAGGTGCCGCAGGAACAGCATTAGGAACAGCAGTTGGCGGACCAGTTGGCGGAGCAATTGGTGGCGCGGCAGGCAGAGCAATTCCAGCACTAGCAGGCTCAGTGGTTGGTTCAAAAATTGGTGACAAACTAACAGGCGAAGATTACGAAAACGAGCCAGACGAAGATTATAGACCAGCTTCAGATATGGTTAGAGGCGGTAACGATATTAATAAGTCTAAAAAATCATATCCACCAGTAGCAGGCGGAGATAATCCAATGGCAATAAAAGATAAAATTAAAGAAGAGTTATCAGCACTTTACAAACAATTTCAAAATAAGTAATAATAAACTCTACTACTACTAACTCAATACCCGCTTCGGCGGGTATTTTTTTGGTTAAATAGTATTATGGCATCATCATTAGACGGCGTCTTAATTAAGAAGGCGAATAAAAAAGAAACATTCACTGACACACAGATTGAAGATCTTGCAAAGTGTATGGATCCAACAAACGGTTATATGCACTTTGCTAAAAAGTTTGCATTCATTCAGCACCCCGTAAAAGGAAAACTGTTGTTTGCACCGTTTGACTATCAAGAACGTCTACTAAAAAGTTATCATGATTTTCGATTTAATATTAACATGTTGCCTAGACAAACGGGCAAAACAACGTGTGCCGCAGTATATCTAGCATGGTATGCAATGTTCCACCCAGATCAAACAATACTAATTGCCGCACACAAGTATACAGGTGCACAAGAAATTATGCAACGTATTCGATATGTTTATGAATGCTGTCCGGATTATATTAGAGCAGGTGTTACAAGTTATAACAAAGGTAGCATTGAGTTTGAAAATGGAAGTAGAATTGTTAGTGCAACAACAACTGAAAATACTGGCCGTGGTATGAGTATCTCGTTGCTATATTGTGATGAGTTTGCATTTGTTGGTCCTAATATTGCTACTGAGTTTTGGACTGCTATTTCACCTACACTAGCAACAGGTGGTCGCGCTATTATTACAAGTACACCAAACAGTGATGAAGATACATTTGCAATGATTTGGAAAGAGTCACAAAATAAATTTGATGAATACGGCAATGAACAAGAATTAGGTGTAAACGGCTTCCATGGATTTACATGTAATTGGGACGAACATCCTGATCGTGATGACGAATGGAAAAAACAAGAAATTGGACGTATTGGTGAAGAACGTTTCCGTCGTGAGTATGGATGTGAGTTCTTAGTATATGATGAAACATTAATTAATGCTATCAAATTAGCTGGAATGGAAGGGACTCCTCCATTAATGAATATGGGTCAAACTAGATGGTATTCAAAACCAACAGCAGATCAAAATTATGCCGTTGCACTTGATCCAGCAATGGGTACCGGCGGAGATTATGCCGCAATACAAGTTTTTGAATTACCTAGTTACAGACAAATTGCAGAGTGGAGGCATAATGAAACTGCTATTCCTGCACAAATTAGAATTTTAAAAGATATCTGTCAGCATATTAAAGATAGTTGTAACACATCTGGTACTAATATATATTGGAGCGTTGAAAACAATAGTATTGGCGAAGCCGCACTTATTGTTATTAATGACTTTGGTGAAGAAAATATACCTGGATTATTTGTAAGTGAACCTATTCGCAAAGGACATGTTCGCAAGTTCCGTAAAGGATTTAATACTACACACGGCACTAAAATTACAGCATGTAGCAGACTAAAAACTATGATTGAAAACGATAAAATGAAGATTAATAGTTCTGCACTAATTACAGAACTTAAAGGATTTGTTGCTACAGGTACTAGTTTTAAAGCAAAAACAGGCGCCACAGATGACTTAATAAGTGCTACATTATTAGCTATTAGAATGATGGCAGTATTAAAAGATTGGGATCCGAGAATATATAACACATTTAACCAATCTGATACAGATTATGAAGATTACGAGCCGCCGATGCCGATCTTCGTTACAGGCGGTTTAGGATAAATATTAATATGAAAAACCTTGATACAGTTGCAGAAGAATTATTTAATAAGATTAGGGGTAGATTTCCTAGTGTAACAGTGGGCGATGAAAGTGCCACTATTACTAATCAGCCTAATACAGGTAGATTTTTTGAATTTACTTTTGCAAGCGGTAAAAAAGTAAATATATCATTGAATGAAAAAGATTTAACTATTATGTATAGTAAAAATCTTTTTGGCGAAGATGAGAATGTTTTAAAAGATAAATGGTTTGATTTTTTAAAAGAGTTAAGACAATTTGCAAAGAAGAGAATGCTTAATTTTGATACAAGAGATATTAATAAATCAAACTTAGATAAACGAGATTATGAATACCTTAGCACGGAGAAACAAATGAGCGAATCAAAGATGTATGGTACTAGTAGAACTAGTTACCAAGACGTAGGAACAGCAAGAATGGTAGTAAAACATGCTGGCCCAGTTAACCACGAAAATGCCGCAGGACGTACACAAAACGTACATAGCATTTATATCGAAAGTGACGGCGGAGAGAGATTTAAATATCCTTATCGTCATCTAAACGGTGCAAGAGCAATGACAAGACACGTTGCGGAAGGCGGAACACCTTACGATGACTTTGGTAAACATATTACAGGACTTTCTGAAGAACTAGTAAACCTACGTAAATTTAAAACATACATGAATCGCTCAAGTGTAATGGCAGAAGGCTTACTAGGGTATATGGATATAGTTAATGAAAGACTTAATACAGTTAAAAAGACTGTTGAAATGCTTCAAAGAGAAAACTTCTATAAAGAAAGTGTTAGTACTTTTAAAACAGCCGTGCTAGAAGATGTTCCAGAAGATGTTTCAAATACTTGGATTGATGAATTAACTATTAAACAGTTTAACGAAGAATTAAAAGGTGTATTTCCTTATATCTATAAACTAGTAAGTGAAGCAAACAAAGTTGAAGAAATTGGTCCAGATGAACTATTAGGCGAAAGAGACGACCTTGCTAATCAAGTTGCAAGAGAATTGTTTGACCAAGGTGTGCGTTATAATAGCGTCGAAGACGAAGACAAAATTCATGATATGATGATTGACATGGGCTATGGTAAGTACATGAACGACAGAAATTTTGAAGGTGAAGTTTTTGACGATCTAGCAGGCATGGGCGGCGAGGATGATGACGACGGACAACCTAGTTCATATGACGAGTATCAAGATCTACATGGCGGTGATGATTGGGATCACGGACAATACGATATGGAAAGTGCATACGAGGCACATTTAGAGTCAATTATTAGTAATGCGAAACACGAGAAGGATCCTACTATGGAAAAAACAAAACAATTTGAAATGTTTAAAGAACAAATGGCAATTTCGTCAATTGTTGGTTTAAAAGAATTTAATTTTAATAATAAAACAATTACAGTTAACATGGATAGTAAATTGGCAGAACAAGTACTTGCTGAAAATCCACTAAGATGGATTGCACAAGGCGCGGCAAAACTTTTACCATCCGTTGGTGCAGGCGCAAGACAAGGACTAGATGACATTGCTCGCGCGGCAACGTCCGGAGCAAGCAAAGCGGCCCAAGGTGCAAGAACAGCGGCTCAGGCAGCGGCACCAGCAGTGGGCCAAGCGGCAAGAACTACTGGACAAGCAATCGGTAAAGGCGCGGCAGCAACAGCTGGAGCAGTTGGTAGAAACGTAGTACAGCCTGCGGCTAAGGCAGCTGGCACTGTTGGAGCAATTGGCGGCGGAGCATACTTAGCAGGCGATCAATTAATGGGCGCGGCAGGTGATGCTATTGCGGCAGCTGGTGATAAAATTGTAACATCAGCAGGTGACTTAACAGCGGCTCTAGGAGATCAACTAGCAGGAATGGTTCCAAATATTGGCGAAATTGGTGCAATGGCAGCAAAATATGCCCTCCCAGTAGGACTAGTAATTGCGGCAATTTTTGGCGGTTCTAAATTATTAGGGTACTTGTTTGGCGGCAAAGACGAAAAAGAAGGTATCGAAGACAAGATGAACAAGAGAAGCGAAACGAACAACGATGTTCCGCTTGAAGAGTTTGTTAAAAGTATGTATGATTATACTCGCAATAGTTTTCCAAAAGGTGAAACAGCAGTATTAACACAAGTTCAAAAACAGTATGGTGATCATGCTGTAGATGAAGCTCAATCAGTAATGTCACAATTAGTGAGCGGGCAAGACGAAGAAATGGCTCGTATTCAGCATCTAGCAGGCGTACGATAAATTTTTTCAAAAAAGTCAAAATAATACTTGACTTTATATAAGTAAGACTGTATAGTAGTAACTGTGCTATACAAAAAAAGGCACAAAGAGTAGCAATAATGTTACTCTTGCACATAGGCATTAACATTTAGGAGGCATTAACTATGGCATCATTAGCAGAAATCCGAGCAAAGCTCAAAGAACAAGAAGCCGGCACAGGCAACAACCGCTCATCAGGTGGCGACAACGCAATTTACCCATTTTGGAATATCAAAGAAGGCGAGAGCGCAACGTTCCGTTTCCTTCCAGATGGCGACGATACAAACACTTTCTTCTGGAAAGAACGTTTGATGATCAAACTTCCTTTTGCAGGTGTAAAAGGTCAGACTGATTCGCGTCCTGTGCAAGTACAAATTCCATGTATGGAAATGTATGGCGAAACTTGTGAAATTCTAAACGAAGTTCGAGGTTGGTTTAAGGATCCTAGTCTAGAAGACATGGGTCGTAAATATTGGAAAAAACGTTCATACGTATTCCAAGGTTTTGTAACTGACAATCCTTTGTCAGAGGATACAACTCCAGAAAATCCAATCCGTAGATTTATCATTGGACCACAAATTTTCCAAACTATTAAAGCGGCACTTATGGATCCAGACATGGAAGAATTACCAACAGATTACACTGCTGGTGTAGACTTCCGTCTTAATAAGACATCTAAAGGCGGCTATGCTGACTATGGCACATCAAATTGGGCTCGTAGAGAGCGTCCATTAGGTGATGCTGAAATGAATGCAATCAATACACATGGATTGTTTAATTTGTCAGACTTCCTTCCAAAGAAACCAGGTGAAGTTGAAATTAAAGTGATGAAAGAAATGTTTGAAGCGTCAGTAGACGGTGAAGCATTTGACATGGATCGTTGGGGTCAATACTTCCGTCCAGCAGGTATGGCACAGCGTACAGGTGATCCAAACACTCCTGCGGCAAGTACTCCGGCTCCAGTAGCATCTCAGGCAGCACCTACTCCAACAGCAGAAGCAACTCCAGCACCAGTAGCTGAAGTAGCGCCTGCAACAGAGGAAGCACCTAAGACTGAAAACAAGGCAGAAGATATTCTGTCAATGATTAGAGCACGTCAATCGCAATAAGATAACAACACCCCTAGGCTTGCTATATAGGCAGCCTGGGGGCACTTTCTAACTTTAATATAGGAGAAACAATGGCTAAATCATTTGATGTTAGTAAGTTCCGCAAGGACTTGACTAAAAGTATCTCAGGCATGAGTGCTGGATTTAACGATCCTACTGATTGGATTTCAACAGGATCATATGCATTAAACTATCTTATCTCAGGAGACTTTCATAAAGGTGTTCCGCTAGGTAAGGTTACTGTGTTTGCAGGCGAATCAGGAGCAGGTAAGAGTTATTTCTGTTCAGGTAATATTGTAAAACACGCACAGGATCAAGGCATCTTTGTAGTACTAATTGACTCAGAGAACGCACTTGATGAAGCATGGCTACAGGCTCTCGAAGTTGACACAAGTGAAGAAAAACTTCTTAAACTTAATATGTCAATGATTGACGAT